TTACATTTCCACTTGCATCTTTCACTATTATCTTGGTGGCGGGTATAGTTATAAACACATCTTTAGTACCCGACCCAAAGTTAACAGCACTATTACTATTAGAGCTCGCTATTACGGTGGTCCTTGCAAGAGTAGTTCCAGACGAAGTAAATGTTCCTAAACCAACTTCAAAAGTTCCGTTTGTATTGTCCACTATTGAATAATATGTTGTGTCTGAGTTAGATAGATTTGCAGTAAAAGTTTCAAAATTACTTACAGCACCTGCAAGGGTTATAGTCCCTGTACCTGTGGTAGTAGTGGTTTCTCGTACTCTATCTGCAATTACTAAGGCCATTAAGCAATCCTTATTATTGCGTTACTTGCATCTGCTGCCGGGAATACAACCGTAAAATCTCCTGATGATGACGATTTATCTGCGCCAAAATCCAATACACAAACTGAAGTATCTCCAGATACACTATCATTGAAAATTAACGCCCCTCTTGCTGTAATTGTTGAAGAACTCCATGTGGAGTCTGCAAAATCCGTAAGAGCCGTTGTGCCACTTGTTGACGGGTCCACTCTTGTTAAAGTATTCCCTTTTGCTGTGTAGTTAGTTCCTGATACTTCGTTACTTGTTGTATACGCTGTTGTAGAAGCCGCTAAAGTTGCACTGCTTGTATACAATGCAATCTGAAACGTAGAGCCCCCACTATTTAAAAAATTGTGTTTCGCCTCTAACAGTTCTTTTTTAAAAGACGTACACATTGCTTGAGTTATAGCCATTACATTCTCCTTATGTGTTCTGCAAGCTTATCATAACCTGCATCTTTAATTGCATTGTAAACAGTAGTTCTGTCTGATTTTATAGCTTCTTTCATATAAAACGCTATAAGTTTTTCTAAGTGTGTTTTAAACGCTCTAGCTTGATCTCTGATCTCAGGAGCGGCATTGTCCCCTACTTCTACTATTTTGTCAGCACATCTTTTTGCAACTTCTTCTGGAGTAAACCCCCTGTTTTCTGTTGTGTGTACATTTACTATAGGTTTTTCTGGTAACTCCATTAACATTACTGCTTCTCCCTCACAACCTGACCCGTTCTATAGAGATCACTAACTTCCTTCGCCTCACCAAACAATTTAAGAGACTGTACTGCCTCAGTAAACCTTTGCGCGTAGTTTTGAAGAACATCGGGCTCACCTTTCATAAAAGTATAAGCTTCCATCAAACTGCCATACAGCATAGCACTTGGCGCATTTGTACTAAGCCAAGTAGTCCCCGAATCAGACCCGGCAGTCAAACTGGTAGGTCTATAGTAATAATGCAACTCTACATTAGACGAGGCACTAGGCGTAGGACCTATCACAAAGTTATCCGTATCAAATAAGGCGTAATATCGAGGGTCCCCTGTAGTAGAAGAATTTGGGTTAAAGGTTTGAACAAAGTTAACGTCTTTGTAATCTAAAAATACTTTTTCACTGCTACTATTAACAAAACTTAACGAGAAAGGTGCTAAAAAATCAGTAGGGCAAGCTAAATATTGATTACTAGAGGTAAACGCTGCGGTAGCATTTTTACGAAAGTTACTAAGCTGCACATTTTTTAAAATTCGCTCTTCCGCTTGAATAATAAAAGTAGACAAAGAAGCTACAAACGTTGTCTCTGTGTTCTCCGTATAGTTTTGTATGGCTGTTTTTAATGTTGCAAACGTAAAACTCATGTCGTCACCGTAACGCTTCCTACCGAGCCTATAGCTCTAATTGCTATGCCCCTATCGGGAAAACCACCGCCCCCTACGGGAACTTCTAAAGGCTCTATTCTATCGGGTCGAGCATCTTTCAATGCTTGAGCATCTGATATCTTAGCACGAGGCTCTAATTGCGGTTGTTTAGCTTCAAACTCATCCCGACCTACGAGTAAGCCATTCCATTCACGACGCATATCTTTATACTTATATCTAAACCCAGACCTATCTGATATGGCATACGCATTTTTTCCTGTTGCAAAACTACTCATTAACTCACCTGAAAGTATTGATATTGCGGTACAACTTTAAACGAAGCTCTATCCCTATCCTCTACCATAGCTCTTTCAAACTCTTCTTCATACATAGCCTTCAATAGTTGCGCCCTGTTAGGAGCTCTTTTAATAGAAATATAGTATGCTAATCCTGCGGCTAAACACGGGTATAACCGAAAAGGCACATCTAAAGTGTTTACAAAAGTATCAGCATCGTCCATGCGAATAAGCGCATCATAATGTATAACATCCGTGCTGTTTTCAGGCACAGGCCACACTTTAAGGACGGGCGTAACCTGTCTATCTAAAAAAAATTGGTTAGGCCTACCTGATGTAGTCTTAGTTGGAATAGATAAATACGCATCTCTACTAATCCTAGATAGCGCAAAATCCGTGCCGCTTCGTCTTACCACGACAGACAATATATCTATAACATCTGCGCTAAGACTGTACGTTCCTGTGTCCTCCGTCATTGCTTGTGTTCGTTGTGTAATAGTCCATTGATTTAAACCACGGTTAGCCCATTCTGCCAACATAAGGTTTAAAGAGCGTTTTGCACTTTTAAGGTCGTAACCTGTACGCACCTCAAGGCCACACCGCTCAAAGGCTTCTTCTATGTAATCCGCGACATCTAATTCAAAATTAACACTTCCTGAAGTAGCCATTTATTTATCCTTTTTTTTCCTCATACTAACCGCCTAAGTATATAAAGTCTTCTTGCGTCTATCGGGCATAACCGCCCCACATCCTCTGGCAATAAACCTTTTTCCTTTTACAGACCCGCCGTCTATAAAACCCACAACCCCACCTTTAGCTTTCTTTTCCGGCCTCGGCCCTCTAATATCTACTGTATATTGATCCTTTACCCGCCTACTAGCATTTAAAGGCATAACTGTTCGCATGAAAGTTGGAAGATCTTCAATCTTATAAGACATATAGTCTTTTACCGCCTGTATGTATTTTACGTCGTCACCAGAAAAGCCTGCCATTATCTTACAAAGCCTCCATTACCTAAACGAACTATAGCAGATTTAGTCTTATTTACTACAGTTTTTCCTTTTGACCCTGCTTGTTTTTCCCTTTTGGCGGTCCTACCTCCAGACAATACTTGCTTTTTCATTTGTGACCTGTTCCTTTTTTACTTTCTGTTTAATAAACTCTTCCCACAAGGGCTTCAACATATCATGGTTCTGGCTTACTTTAAAAGACATCACCGCCGTTCTCTTATCTACAGAAATTAGCGTTATAGCCATCCACGACAAAAACCCCACCCCTACTACTGTAGCGGTGCTTACACAAATTTCTTTTGCCCCAATCATCCGTAAAAGAAAGTCATCATATCCGCAACGTCTAGCGTATAAGACACGCTCATACCGCTTGCAAATAAGACCCCCTCTTCAGGAACTGTTCTATCAATAACAGTGTTCGCAGTGCCTATAGTCCGCGCTTTAAACAAAGCTGTACCGCTTTCGGGCGTACCGTTATAGAAACTTACTGTCCCCGCCGTACCGCCTGATACCACTGAAAGACCTTTTAACCGAACACGGGCCCCGTCACCTACAGCTTGAGCACAAAGGGTGCCGGAACCCACCTTTATATTAGCTGCATATTTTGCCGAGCATTCAACGCCGGACACTGTTAAAAATAATTTTTCTCCTGCTACTGCTTCAGCCGAACCTGTAGACGTAATTACTTCCGTCATAGAATCGCCAAAAACATCTGTCCCTGTAATAGTACAGGTTTTAGCATTATCGCCTGTTCCAGTAGTCGTCACTATAACATTTCTAGCGGCACCTCCTGCAAAAGTAGTATTTGCCATTGTGGCGGAAGTATCGGGCCGAGCGGCGGTAACTAAACGATCATCGTCGGAAGCGTTTTCATCGTTTACTGTTAACGCCTTTACATCTGAACTTGCCATATAATTCTCCTAAAGATGTGGGGGAGTTTCACCCCCATTTAAGTTTTATTCAAAGACGTTTCTGCTTATCGTTTGATAATGAACATTTATTGCTTCAGCGGCTGCCGCACCTGCTTCGATACCAATGTAAGGAATAAAATCCACATCATCAGTTAAAGCGGCTGTTTTAGCTGCTACAGAACCGGGCTGTACTGCTGTCACTGCTGTGCCACCTGTACTACCTGATGTATCGGTAATATTGTACTGTATACCATTTATGAAACAGGTAGCTTTTCTATCACTATCAATAGTAATTTTTAAGTGATAAGGTGTATCGGCTGCAACAGTAACTGGAATTTGACTGATATAGTCAGTTCCACCAATACTGTGTACTAAGTGCCAATAGCTATAATCACTAAAAGCTTCACTGTT